TCAAAATTCAAATCGTTCCAACTTCATTTGTCCGCATGCCACAATCTCGGCGACATGTTTCTTGAACTCCGGCGTTGCGGAGTGAAGGTCGAGCGAAGCTTGATCCTTCCAAGTTTCGCAAATCATAAACACGTCAGAGCGGGTCGCGCTCTGGAATACATCATAAGCGATGCACCCGGCATGATTGCGGGACTTCTCGGTCAAAGCTACTGCAGCACGCAGAGCATCCTTGTACTGGTCGCTATCAGCGGCCTGAAAAAAGCAATTTAAGCGTATCATATTATTTGGTATATTTAGCGTGTAAATTGGAGATGATCCTTGCGAACTTGTCGCGTAGAGGTTGCGGCGAAAGCACTTCGGCTTCGTCGCCACGTCCTAAAATCTCCTGCATAAACTCAAAGTTCGGTGCAAGATGGAACTGGAAATCGGAGTACTCAGGTGTAGTATTGATTTCCTGCTGCGACTTGTGGAGCGGAAGCGTGCGCAAGTACGAAACGCCTTTGCGTGCGACGCGTACGACTATATCTTGCACCTCTTCAGCTGTTCCCTTGGTCATGCCGATACAATCAGCAAAGTATTTCTTCACGTCAAAGCCATCAGGAACCTTGTAGGTGGAATTGGTAGTTGAGACTTGCATGAAGCGGTCAAAAGCGTACGTGCGTATCTCGCCCGGGTGATCCGAGCTTTCACCAATTGCATACCAGCGCTGCTTGTAGATACGGACTGCGTACGGGGCGAAGATAAACTCACGCGGTTCATGGGAGAAACTGCCATAGCGGATGATAAGACGGTAGCAGAGCTGCATGGCGTCCACGACAGTTTGCAGGTACTGCACTCCTCCGGGGATGGTTTCGTACATGATCCGTCCGTGCATGTTGGCATAGTCCTCCAACGAACTCTCCACAGCAAGGCTATTGAGAAGCCACTTGCGGAACTCTTCATTCTCTTTGAAAGACTGCTCGATATAGAACTCGCCTTTTTCGTCGGTGGCTATGCTCACGTCGAACAAATCCTCCAACTCATTCTTCATGTGGTAGAAAGTACTGCGAGCAAGAGCCTTCTTGTCGTCGTTCATGGGCGAACTGAGCCACCGTCTGCTAATCTCCGCTCTGGTGATTGGTCCGGACTGAAAGGCTCGCAAGAACCAAAAGTATTTCTTGAGTAACTTACCGCTGGTCATGGCAATGTAATGTTATTTCTTGTTTGCAAGAATGATTTTATTGCCTTCTGCATTCAGACCTAACACATGAGCGACAATGCGCTTGCACAACTCAATAACTGTAGGAACAGCATTGCGTTTTACCTTACCACCACGCCAATTCTCCGGATTACGGCAGTACTCGGATAGGTCGAAGAACTCATTCTTCTTTATACGTCTCGCTGCACGAAGATCGCGAAGCATCCAGTCGTAACAGAACAGATGGGTATCGTCCTTGTTAACCAACCATATTGCACCTCTCTCTTTATGCATCCATAACTTGCCGATGGTAACACCGCATATATGCAAGAAGCAATCGAAATCCATCGTCAACTTTTCAGCCTTCTTCAATTCTTCGAAAGGCGCAACAATGTCATCCGGATTGATGATAGGAGTGGTGAACATATCAGCATACGCTTCCCAATCGTCGCCAATGATACGAGCGATTTGTGCGGCTACCTCCTGAACGTACCGCATTGACCGGTCAATGCCTCTACGAGTGGCATCATTGCTGATGTCGTACAACTCTTTGATTTGCTCATGCGTCCTGCGCACTCCACATATTCCCATGTAGTCGCGAGCAACCATGAAAGAATATCTTTCGGTATGCTCAAAGACTTTCGTCAAGATATAGAACATGGGATAATGTCCCTTCTCATCGTGATAATTGAGGATGAAGTTTACCTCCTCATCCGTCAATTCATCTATATTCCGATGCAGATTGTATGACATCTTCTCGCGAGGAGAAAGTTCCTTATAGGCTTCAGATGGATGCTCTTTCTCGAACTTATCGAAGAAAGCACGAATCTCTGCTTTAGTTTTCACGCCAATGCCATAGAAACGGCGACCTGTGAAATCGTTGTCAATAACCTCCTTCAGTTGTGCCGGAGATTCACATATACCATGCAAAGCAATCTTTGCCCGCATACTCAAACCGCTATCCCAGATAGCATCTTGAAACGCGTCAATCCGTTCCGGAGTATCGACATACCCATGTTTATTCTCTTCCATATTGTGATTTAATTTAATTCCTTAATTAACTCCTCTAAACTGATACAAACTTTATTAAATAGTTTGTACATCAGTTCGGGTTCAAAACTATCTTTATCTGGAATAAAGGCATACACCTTTTTGCCTTGCCCGGCAAACCATCCGGCTTCTGTGTGTGCGGATCTGCCACAAGGAAGAACCAAGACACATGCATCGCAAGCAGTCATCGCCTCGATGTCGTTCGTGAACTGCCGCTCAGCTAACGGATGAGTGAGGTTGGCTTGGTACTCCGCAGGAGACCAATCCATGCAGTTCGGATCGACATCCGTCCAATGGAATCCGGGATCACCGGTCGGTGGATTGCGGAAGTCGTATACCTCATGCCCTGCGTCTCGTAAAGCCTGTACCACTTCGGGATAATATGTATTCCTCCAAGAGGATGCTACGTAGATGTGCATGAGGTATTAGGTGTGCAAATTATGCACTGAGATAAGATATTACTTTTCAGGTGCGTATTGATCCACAATCTCCGACCAACGTGGGAATGTCAGTTTCTTGCCATAGAATTTCTCATAGTTAGCGGTCATTCTTTGTCGCCAACTCGGAGCATCTGCGTGTGTCTCTCGGTTTTGGTAAACGGTTTCCTCAACAGCTGCCAAGAAATGTGCTTCTGATTGGAAGATAGGGAATTTCGGCGCTTTTCCGTACCATTTAGCCGGGCGGATCTTGTGTACTGCGCCTTGCTTGATTTGCAAGTTCAACGGCCAAATCACCTCATGACCTTTCTTGCCTGATTTCATGGCGCGAGAAATCTCCCACACTTTCTTTGTCCATACATGTTTGATGGTGACATCTCCATTGTCACTCATCTCGTAGCCGAAGATCAGATACGTAACATCTAACATCCAAGGTTTAGAGGCAATCTCTTGCTCATACATACGAAAGTCTGCAATATCAAAACCCGGAGAAGCTTTGTAATTGAAGGCTTTAATTTCCATCAAGTTATGTTGCTTGTCGTCCGGGTCAAGATAGAAATCAGGCGGCATTTGCGTATTATCGTTCGGTGCGTACTCGACACCATTCTTTTTCAGCCATCCTTCAACCCATTCCTGCATGATGTTGCCTACTACATCACGTTGGCGTACGATGATATCAATGTTTGCAAGATGGAAAGTGATACGACCTTTCGATGACAAAATCTGATCATCGTTAATCAGTCTGTCATAGACTTGTTGAGCTGTTAGTTTCATATGTTTAGTAATTAAGAGTTTCTAATAATCTCCCGGCTACGGCTTTAATGACCGGGACTACAACAGTATTACCGAGCAAGTCGAATCCCTCGCTCTCAGAGACGTTGAATACAATATTATCCGGATAGCCGCATAAACGTAAGCCTTCACGCAAGGATAGCTTACGCAAACCGCCATTGTCTCCCACATATAATTTTTGCATATCCATTGCTACTAATGTCGGAGCTACTTCTTCCGGCGACAACACCTTGCTAATGGGGAAACTCAATTTTCCTGCTACTATATTATAGCCCATCGGCTTTGTAGGATCTGGTTCGCGGTAGGTAGATTGATTTCCTCTTGCATCAACTGATCTGATAAGTTTCTTCGGGTGCTCGTATTTGACGTAACCAAGTGCGCTCAGATGATCAAGCATTTGTTGTAAGTCCGGATTATGGTAAAATGTGCTGATTTGAGCGGTTGTCAATGGCATACCATCCATCCAATCAATACCAATCTCCTCTGCCCATTGCTTTTTCCGTCTTTCGCGCATAAGGCACTCTAATAGTTCTTTTTCTGCTTGTGATATTTCTCCTTTGAGACCGAGATCCCAACTATGGATGTTGGTATCACCACCACGTTTATCCTTGATAGATTTGCCGTACAATTCCTCAACATTATAATGCGCTAAAAGATTATTGATGAACTGAGAATGTTCTGTTGGCAATCCTTCTTCCAAAACATCCGCGAGAGTAGATTGAACTACCGGGAAATTATCCAAATCTGGCGCGTCATTTCTTGTGCCGACAATATAGATACGTTTGCGCTCTTGTGGTACTCCGAAGAAACGTGAATTGAGTACACGATACGTGAAACGATAATTGAGTTCACTAAGATGTTCAACTATGACTTGCAATGTACGACCACCATCGTGATTTACTAATCCCTCTACATTCTCCAAAATGAAGCCAAGCGGTTGTTTGTCTCTTAAGATACGTTCTACCTCGAAGAACATGGTACCGCGTGTGTCAGCAAAACCTTTGCGTTTACCGGCTGAACTAAATGCCTGACATGGAAAACCGGCACAAAGGATGTCAAAATCAGGTATGTCCTTTGTCTCTACTTTGGTAATATCTCCCGTGATAGTTTCTGCCGGGTGATTGTCATGTAAAACTCGTACTGCGTAAGGCTTAATCTCTGATGTAAAAACGCATACAGGCTCAAAGCCACGTTCACGAATAGCTTGCTCTAATCCGCAACGAATGCCACCAATACCGGCAAACAAATCTATGAAGCGGATAACATCTCTTTTCTCGCAAGTAGCAGATAACTTGACGATTGCTTCCGGCTTAATCAAGCGACGAACGTCCTCTATTGAAATGAGGAACGGAGCACCTTCTATATGATTTGGCTCGCGTGCAATTTGCTCATTGATAACGGTCTCAATGTCTATAAAATCCGAATCCACTTCTTCGCCCAAACGGTAAACGACATAAGAGCCATTAGGTTCGGGGTATTGCATAAATCGCATTTCATCCTCGCTTACTACAGACTGAGAAAGACACTCAAACAAATGCCCGGTTTTCTTCAAATCATGGTAGTCATAGAGAAGCACGAAATCAGGCTTCGACAATGATGTTATGCCACCATTGCGCGCAGCAAAGATATCTTGATTGAACCGCACATTATATAGAATCTCTTGGCGCACAGGTTTTATGCCCAAAATCCAATCTTGTTGGGCTTTCTCCGTTCTGTATGTGCCTACAAGTACGGTACTATTGTTTTGAATGTCTGCTATTTGCATTGTCAGCTATTAAGTTTTCTTTCTAAAAGGCAACACCCGGCAGGTGCCACAGGCCGACCAAAGCCACCACCTGCAGGGATTTGAGTTGCCAAATTTCTGTTTGCTCTCATAATTGGTCGTTCGTGGTTGAGCGGTTTTGTTAATCGAGGAAGATCCAACTATTAGCGATGTCACTCGCCTTGTCATTGTCAGGCTCTCCATCGCGGATGAGGTCGGCTACCGGATAGATACCGTCATCCTCGGTTCCTTGGAGATTGTCTTCCATTTCTGCGCGGTACTCCATATCATCTTTGTCTAAATAGACATGAAGTGTCGCGTTCTCGTACCCATCAGGATTGTCCAGGTACTCTTGTACTGCGTCGTAGATTCGTTCTTCCAACGCGTGAATGTCTTGAATGCTTGCCATAATTTTGGTCGTTTGTGGTTAATAATATTTGGTCATTATCTTGTGGAGTATAGCGGACTCGTCTATTGCTTTGCAATTATCGTTTGAGGATCTTATCCGAAATAAGAACTCTCACCGATTTGCTCTAGCCAGATGAGCTAATACCCCGTCTGCCCCGAAGGGCTATTGCCTATATGAACTTTCTATGTGAACATTCTCGCTCCTATGTACTTTATCATCTGTCACCGGAAAGTAACTCTTTCAATTGCTCCTCATCCGGTAATGCCTTGCGGAGTTCTTCCGGCATGTCAGCTGCCGTTTTGTAAGTTGCAACTCCCATGGGGCTGTCATACTTCTGGATAACGAACTCGACATAAGCCTTGTTCGCTTCGCGACAAAGAATGATTCCGATCGATGGATTCTCATTCGGCTTGCGGATGTCGGTATCCAAAATCTGTAAGTAAGATTGTAATTGACCTAAATACGATGGTTTGAACTTCCCTTTCTTTAATTCAACCGCCACCAAACAAGCCAACTCACGATTATAGAAAAGCAGGTCGATAAACTCATTCTCGCCGAACTTCTCCAAGTGATATTGATTGCCGACAAATGTAAAGTCGTGACCAAACATCATGATGAAGTTCTTTACGTTATGTACGATTTCTTGCTCTACAATCTTCTCATCTACATCCGATTTGTCACGCACGTTGAGTTCCTCCACATTGATATAATCCAGCAGGTACTCATCTTTGAACATCTCTATCGCTTTAAGCGCCTGTGAGTGTTTTGGAAGCGACTTTAGAAAATTGTTGGGCATCAAAGACTGATGACCGTACAGGTCTTTCTTCAATTGGTCGCGTAGTTCGTACTTGTTCCAATTGAACTCAGCGGATTTTTGGATGTAGAATAGGCGTTGCTCCAATGTCTCGGTCTTGAAGAGAATTTCCATGTGATGTGTAAAACTAATCGAGAGAAAATCATGAGCCATTTCCACGTCGAATACGTCTCGTGAGAAATCAAGGCGAGAAGGTGTAAGTTGCAATTGGGTCGCCACCGGCGACTGAATTTCGCCAGCCATGGGCTGTTGAATTGCATTTTCAGTTTTAGTCGCCAGCGGCGACTGAAATACAATAGCCGACCATTCTTCGTAGAATCGGCGCATTTTATTGATGCTTTCAGCACTAAATCCTTGAAGTCCGGGTAACTCTTTCTGCAAGGTTTCGCTTATCGATTTGATCGCTCCGCTTCCCCATTGTTGCTGACGTGTATTGAGCGATATATACCCGCCAACAGAGAAATAGAGTGCTAATTGGTTGGCACTAACACTCCTTGCTGCACGTGCTTGGCTTTGCAGGATGGCGGTCTTGATTGTTTCAACCGCCTGAGATAATGTGATAACTTCTATATCTGCCATAATGTCATAATTTCAGAAAAAGGTGCGGACTGAGTGCTGCCACGACAAGGCATAGTTTGGGACACAGCCAACGGAATACAGCAAACAGCCCACACCGGAGGTGTAAGCGCTTGCGCTCGCGTATTCCGTTCGTCAACGTGTCCCTTTAGTCGTGACGGATAGCAAACGTCTTTTTCTAACATGTCAATGTCCTTTCCAGAGAGATATTCTCCCTAATGGTCGAATATCGTGCTCACGAAAAAGCGTGCAAAATTACAAAAATTTTTCCACATATGCAAGAAAAACGGCAACTTTTCGCGATTTGAGACGCAAAATGTGCGGTATTGCATACTTTTTTGAAGAAAAAGTAACCTCACACCTCCAGAAATGTGTCCTCGTTAGCTTGGCTTGAGTCCGGATTGAATAACATCAATCCGCTCCTGAACCTGACGAAGTTTTTCACACAAGAGGCGATCGGTAGCCTCCAACTTCCGACGACGCTTGAGCAACCGGCGAAGGTGTCGCGCTGCCGTCTTTGGACTGAGGTAGGCCTTACTGTGCTTCGAGCCTGCCCGATTTTTTTTGTAACTTCATGCTTTGTTCGCACTTTGATTTGGTTCAGCGGTGCATCGACTGCGCGCACTATGCGAGAGAAGAAAGCGCCATCTGCCAAATCCGGTGCAAAGTTACAAAATAAGTGTCCAATTACTTTGGACAGTTTTGAAAAAAATGCAAAAAATCTTCATTTTTTTCACGAAATCGGGCAAAATTGCTCCAAAATCGACAGAAAATTAGCCTATTCCGGAGTAATTTACGCTCGAAATGACCTCTTGAGGGAACTTTTCGCACCCAATGTACAGTGTATCAAAGGCATCTGTGCCATCTGTACGGTGTTCGAGGAGGTCTTCCTCGGACTCGGCCAGCTTCTCGCCGGACTTGTTTTTGTGGAAGCCGTTGCGTCCGTTAAGTACTCCGGCAGACTGAATGGCGAGGATAAGATCATCGTTATTCTGACGATTGAAAAACGGCATCAGTCGTTGCTTGCCTTGGAAGGCTTGGTTGATGAGCAGGTACTTCTCATCGTGGCGCATGGGGTTGCCCAAATAGACATCCTGGACTTGCCAGCCGTGACGTTCAAACTCGTGGATGACAACCCACCTAAAATCCTGTGTATTAACGGCATAGTTGCTTCCGAGCGCGGTTGTATCGTAGTAGAAAACGACCGTTTTATTACGATGCTCTGAATAGTAATTGCAGAAGTCATCGACGAGCGCGGGAAGCTTTCTCTCGAACTTGACGTAGAAGGATTTGAGCACATTTAATCGGTTTCCGGAAGGTTGCCCGGCAACGATCCAGTTAATATTGGCGTTGTAATCCATACCGATACAAATGGGTGCGTCGGGGTTCACGTCACGGTCTGCCTGCGAGGTAAAAATGTCAGTTTGCACCTCTCCAATTTGTCCAACTACATTGGACATCCAAACGGTGTCCAAGTACTCAAAATTGGATGCGTCGTACTTATGAGACTCCCTCATCGACGAATAGAAGCCATCCTTTGCAATGCCGATTTGCTTGCACAGGATTGAGGTTTGGAAGGTAAGCGGAGTAAGATCACGCTTCATCTGCTTGATGTAGTTTTCGCCCAGGAGTTGCAAGTTCTCGATAGAGGAATACTCCTTGTAGTAAACGGCTACGGAGCGCATCTGATTGAGCTGCTTATCAAGGTGGCGTATCTTCTTGCGGAGATATTCCGGCGGCGTCTGGCCTGCAGCAATAGCCTCCTTGACCTTTTGCTTCAATCGCCAAATCTCATAGACGGTGGCTTCAATCGTCCGGATAAGCTCCACGTCCATCTTCTGCTTGTAGTGCAAGAACCAAGATCCTTTCTTGGACTGCGGCATATCCGACAGTATCATTATGGAGTGATTGAAGGAGTGCTTGCCAAAGTAGGACTTGATACCGCCATTAGCCGGAAGGGTTTCCTCTTTCAACTTTTCATAATCTATGAACTTGGCTTCGTCGATCAGGAGCCAAGAGAGCGTAAGCGAGTTGGAAGAGCCTGGGCGGTCCTGCGAAATAATGATAGCACGCGAGCCGTTATAGAAGGAAATAACGTGCTCGAAATCGGTAGGCTCGATGATGGCCGTGCCAAAGGACTTGGGCGGCTTCTTGCCTACGACATAGTGGATGTTAGGCAGCAAGCCCCATCGACGCCAAGCGGCGAGAAGGCCCGGAATGGTGTTGGTCAGACCATGCTTGAACGTGGGTACGACGATACCGCCAGTGCTTCCCGGCATGCGTTGCATGTTGCGTAGCACGAAGGGAGAGGCGATAGAGTCCGTTTTGCCGGTACGTCGCCCGGCAACGATGACAGTTGTGTTCGCGCCGATGAGTTGCGTCAGCCGCTGCGGGGTATTGAAATATACGCGCTTACTCGTCATGTGCTACCTCCTCTTTCTTGGGCGTCCATAACTCTTCCTCCAAGTCCGGCTCCTCGTAGTCGATATCCTCGATGTCAATCGTCTCTGCGCCATAGTGCTTGATCATCTGGTCTATCTTCTGCTGCAAGTTCGGGATGGGCTTGATACCGAGCACGGTCGGGTCGTCGGTAGCCGTGAACGGCTGCACAACTATCATCTCATAAGGCACTGCCTGCTCGTCCTCCAAATCTACACGATTGAACTTGGCATAAGAAGCGGCAGCTTTCTCCATGGTCTTTGTATCTTTACGCGCTTTAGCCATCTGATAAGTCTCCAGTATCATCTCATTGAAGCGATAGCGATGAAAGTCACGCGAAGCCTGCGAGAGCGTAGGTAACAAAGCCTTAATAACCGAAAGGTCGGCATACGCCTGCGTAACTCCCAAATTGAAGCGGGAGCGTACCTCGGAGATAAAGACACGGTCTTTAGCGTCGGGGTTCGCTAAAAACCACGTATACTCCTCCCGAAGTCGGAGCAGCCGTTGTACGGTCTCTTCCGGGTAGATTTCATATAAGGCAGTCTCTTCCGTGAAGAGGTCACGCTTACAAATTTCTATGGTTTGCGGTCTTGCCATTACTCATCGTCCTCCATGTCTAAAAGGTTCTCACGAGCCGTCTGCAAAGCAAGCGGCGAGCCCACCTTGGCAAGGGTCATTTCTTGCTGGTGGAGCTGTACTTTACTTAATGCTTTCCCATGGCGGTACGCCGTAAATGCCGGATTGGACTCGTCTTGGATGTCCTGCTTAAACTCCTCAATTCGGACACCGAGAATGACGGCTATGTCCGTAGGACGGAGGTAGATAGAGGCAAATTGGTCAATTTGCTGTAGTTGTTCTTCGGTGTAGGTCATGCTAAATAACGTTGAAGGTTGAATGTTTAAGGTTGAACGGTATCCGCCGGTGCTTCTGACGGTTCATCGGGAGAAAGCTCCGGCTGTGCTGCTTCCGACAGCCATTCGGACTGATTAAATCGAAGATCGGTATAGATATCAACAGCGATTTGGAACGAAGCGCAGGCGCAACCGGACGCAAAGTATTCAGGTATCTCGGAGAAGCGGATGCGCGGATCGAGATACAGGGAGCGTTCCTGAAGCTTGGTCTGCTCCAGGATAAGCACCGACATGTATTGCCGGAACAGTTCCCGCATGGTATCGAAGCAATCAAGACGGGCTGCCATGTTTCCCAGTTGGTGACGCATGGCGAAAAAGACCGTCTTGACTCTTCGAGTGCGGGGAGAGTTGTTGAGTTCGGTGTAACCCTCGGCGGTGTCAGAGACGCAGACGAAGGCAGTGGTGGTCTGCATAGCAGCGAGGGCATCCTCGAAGCCTTGCAGACCGCTCACTTTACAAAAGCGAAACTTCTTGTTCCGGGCAAGGATATTTGTGTCGGTGAGACGCTCGAAAAATGAGGTTGCGTCCCAGTTCGATACAGTTGTCATAGCGGTTAGGGTTTAGCGGATTCTTTCTTGAGTTCTTCGTATTCGAGCGCTTGCGCATCCAACTCGACGAGCGCGCGGTGTACATCCATGCGAAGGACCTGTGCTTCCTTCGTAATGTCGCCTTTAGTGAGCGCGCGAATCTGGTTGTTCATAGATTGCTGCAGGCGCTCTTGCATGGATTCGGACTGCGCATTGACATCGCTGCTGACGAAGAAGTGCTTGTAACGGCGCGCTAACATCTGCTTGGCGGACGCATACCAATAGAAGATAGAGACGGCTTCCTCTGCGGAGAGCTTGACCGGCTCTTTGGATTGGTATAAGTAGGCTGCCATTTCGGAAAGGAGATCCGCGTTCTTGGTGACGAGATAACCTTGATAGAGGTTTTCGAGGATGAGGAAGGCTTCAAAAGTCAGGCCGGAGAGGTCAGCCTCTACCGCTTGAAGCTTTCCGAGCGAAGGAATGCGGACGGGAACGAGTGGCAGCTGGTCGAGCCAAGACAGATGTTGGATAGCGGCAGCTATCTGTTCGGTGGTTAAGAAGCACGGTCGGCCCTCGAAGTGACAGAAAATGCCGTCATCGGCTTTTTCCACAAGGGTAAGCGGTGCCCACCGAATAAGCGCGTAGGTCTTTATCTCGGCAGCAGAATAGTTCTGCGTGAGCAGGAAGAAGATGTAGCGCAGTTGCGAGAGCGTTAACTCCTGCCAGCAGGTAGGTAATGTAATGTTTACATTCATAGTTTAGCGTTTAGAGTTTAGGGTTGAACGATTACCACCAGTAGCCTCCGGAATCCTTGTGGTTCTCGAAGGATGGTCTGCAGAATAGCATAGCGGTGTAGGAATCCTGCCATTCCGGGAACGTTGCAGGACGTGTACGGATGCGCTGGACGGTGGAAAACATCCGCTTGTAATCAAGCGTTTTTCCGGCAAGCATTTCGAGCGTTGTCTGCCGGATGGCATCAATGATAGAGCGCTCTTCCGGAGTGACTTGCTGCGTGAGCATGTTACGGCGTAGCCTCGACATCAGTTCCTCCGAAACGAAGTGCTCTGCCAGTTCCTGCTCGATAGAGAGGACCTGCAAACGGAGGGACTGGTAATGCGCCCATTGTTCAGCATTGTACCCGGCAAGGTGTGCCAGTTCGAGGTCAGGCCAAAGGCTTGCCCCGAAGAACTGTCCTTGCGGGGTGTCCGGCCAGTCCGGGCGTTTGGCAAGTTGGTCGAGCAAGTCGTTTACGAGACTATCGCGGTTTGTGAGGAGCGAGTCGATGAGCCGCTTCACACGATCCGCGCTTGCCGGAACGACATTTTGGTTGGACACAATACCGAAGCCGTTGGGGGTCAGGATGAGGTCGAGCGATGGAATGGCTCGCCGAAATCCATCGACGGCGACAATATGGGCGCAAAGCGAGCGCAGCGGGTCGGTTTCTTCAGCGGCTTCCAACTCCGTGAGGATATCCATGCCGGTGAAGTGCTTGGATAGCCACGTATGGGCTTTGACCAAGTAAGGTGCGATTTTGTCGTACAAGGGCGTTTCGCCCTCTACGGTGGTAAGAGCGTTAGGAAGGTACTTTCGAAGCTCTGTATCGTTCTGTATTAACATAGTTAATAGAATTAGGCGTTTAGGTTATTTGTTGCCATCCTCGGCGGAGGCCGCTCCTTCCGTTTTCGGAAGGACGCTCCGGGCATCCTTGTGCTCATCCAAGGTAGTGAGTTGGATGAAGGGGCATGTGGGAAATGCCTTATCCCAGTGGTTGAAGCGGATGAGGAGTTGATGAGGATAGAAAAGCAGATCATGGTAGGGCTTCTGCAGGGCCTGCGCAATGGTGTACAGTTCGCGCTTATCCGAGCCGGAGTTGTTCGACTGGCTCTTGCCGGGAACTGAACCAACGAGGTTGGAGTGTACGCGCATGGTAAAGCAGATGACGTTGATTGCTTCCTGAATGTCCGTTTCCCAATCGCCGCCTTCCTTGGCGTCGTCGATGCGTTTGATGAGGACATCGTGGTTTTCTTCTCCGTTGGGGTTGACCCCGAAGGAAGAGAACCAGGCTTTACCGGCATTCTCGGCGCCGGTAAGGAAGTCGATTATGCGCTGTTTTTCCTCTTTGACGCGCTCCATCCGCTTCACATTGTCGGTGATGCCTTCAGCGCGGAAAATACGCTCCCAATAGCGTTCGTTGACCTCTATCTGGTATTTGATAGGGGCAGCGTTCTGAAGCTTGGCTTTCTTGGCGGTGGTGATGAGTTGCTTGATATCATACCAGCGCGATTGGAAGATAGCGGCGTAGTACGGTATAGGATAATAGGTATTGCGCGCGGTGGGTATGCGCGTAACGATGGCAAACTTGCGCTTCTTGGTGCCGTTCTTGAGGCGGGTTTGCAGATCCGTCCACGGATTATAGAGATTGAGGAGCGGAATATGCTCTACATCGGACGGATTGACGAAATGCTCCCAGTTGGCAAAGAGTATTTCTTTGCTTGTGCCGTCGGCAGTAGCGGGAGTGAAACGGCAGTTGCAGGCTTCCTTGCGGAGCATGGTGGTGATGCGTGTGCCATCCTTGGAAAGAATGATCAAGGTGACACAGAAGCCGAAGTGTTTGAAATCGAGGCAAGCGCCGAGGAAATAATCCGCCATGTTGTTCTCGAAGAAGAAATCGGTGATTTGCTTCTTGACATCGGCGGTACACTCGCAGGTATCGTACTGGAGACCTTGACCGTAGCACACTTCGGCGTTCCACTGTTGGCAGGTGGTCAGCGTTTCATCGGCTTCAATCTTCTTGAGGACGTTGTAGGGCATGAGGTTGTCTGCGCCCCAAGGGATGTACTGGGTGTGGTCATCCAACTGAATAGGCGAAATCTCGCCATCCTCTTTGAAGAGTGTGGTGGTGTCGGTAACGAAGACCGCGCGGGCTTTGAGTTGTGGTATATCTACCACGGATGTAAAACCAAAATCCATAGGTATTAAATTTTGGTGCAAAGGTACTTAATAGCGCGCGCATATGAAAAGACGCAGAAGGAGAGGGGCTACAATTCCGTGCCAATTAGAGGAAAACCTCTAAACCGTTGATGCGGGAGATGCAGACATCGCGGACGGTGCGGATTTCGTTGGAGCGGAGGAACTTGATGGTTCGCGTACCCTTATAGAAATCGTACTTTAGGGAGATGACATTGGGGTACGAGACAAGTGAGCCGTCGGATTTGAAAACGACGAGATCCACGGGATCGGGGCGCAACATCATTTGTTGGGCGGTGGAGATGTGGATTGCTTGCATTATTCAGCGATTTTTTGAGCGAATAACTCGCTTAATGGAACGGAATGGTTGTGCATGATATCGGTAAGGGAAGCATGGAAGGTAGCGAAGACGTGCTCATCGGTGGTGACGATGGCGGACTCGTTACGATTACCACGGGTCAGGTTCTGCGAAGTGATGATAGAGACTGTCTGCCCGGCAGCGGACTTTATCAGGATCACCTTCGAGTGGTTATCGGCGAGATAGGTGTGCTCGATGACGCGCGTGAGGAACGGCCAGAGGCGAAGCGTCTTCTGCGTAGCCTTGAAATCAAGGACGAGGTGGATAGCGTCCACCTTCCCTGATTTCTCGATGAAGAACAAGCGCCGCAGGAACTCCTCGGAGATGGAGAAGGAAGTCTGCCAAATGGTAGCCCTTCCGACCTGTTCGAGCACCCACTCAACGACATCGGCCACCTGCAAGGTGTTCGTCAAGTAACACTGTAGCGGACACGATGCAAGCGGCTTGAGATAGTCATCTATTGATGCGTTCCTCTTCATAATTTACTGCGTAAATCATGGAGTAATGGCAGCGCCGAGTTGCGAATGCGAGCATTCACTCGGCTTGCACATTGCTTCATTTCTTAGCCTTGGCTTTTGTGGATGCCGTCTTTGCGGCTTTCTTCGGCTTCGCTTCCTTCACCGGCGTATTGTCTGCCGGTGCAGCGGGTGTTGGCTCTTCCGGCGTATTGTCTGCCGGTGCTTCCTCATTGCCTTTCTCGGCGGAGGCCGCTCCTTCCGTTCCGTCGGAAGGACGCTCCGGGTCGTATGCTCCCACGGCAGGCTCGCCTATTTTATAATGGTCGTAAGCCTGCCAATTAGCATGGTACTGCTTATCGAGGGCGATAAGCTCTTTGAGGAAGGGATAACGCTCGCTATCGGGGCAAGTGCTGTGCTCGACAGAGAGCAACTGCAACTGCGTATGCAGGCGGCGCATCTGCTGCATGATGGACATGTTCTGCGCGTAGAGGGCTTGAATCTCCAGCGGCAGGGCATCGTGGTCGGCACGTTTGCCCTTCTTGAACTCTTCATGTTCATCTGCAAGGTTATGCTCTTTGGCGATGGATTGGACCTGCTTGCCCATCTCCAAAACCTGCTCATGCGTGAGTTGCTGGAGATAGAAGTTATACTTCTTCTGCAGCTCATACTCAATGCGCGAAGCATAGTGGTTCGGGCGGCGCATGAAGTTCTGATACATGATACGGTTGTTGGTGAGTTGGAGCACAAGCAGTGCGCCCTCTGCCAAATCTCTCTTTTCCGGTTCAGCCTCAAGATAGGCTTTGACCTTTTGGATTACTTCTTCATTTTTCATCTTTTCAAAAGATTAAAAATTCGGACTACTGGCTGCATCGAACTGCAAATGCGAGCATTTGTTCGATTTGCACAGCAGTTCTTCTTTTAACATGGTTATAGGTTGTTGTTTATGCCCACGACAAAGAACAGGTTCTTGCCGAGGGGTTCGAGTAAACGATACATTGCGTTGAGAGTTGAGCCGGTGGTAACAAAATCATCAAAGATGATAAGGTTCGGCTCTGGCGGCAGAAATCCAAGGTCGAAATCGACCGCTACTCGCTGCCGCGAGTGTGCAAGGGCAACATCCTCATAATACGGAATTTGCAGTCTCGCTCCGATTTCGGAGGCTATCCGGCAAGCAAAATTCTGTGTCAAGTGTCTGCGTTTGGGCGACGGCACAATCGCCCAATGACCTTGTGAGAGGTAGTTGCCCAGCACTTTCTTAATGACCGGCGTGAGATGATCGGCAAAGTAGTTGACCATTGAATCATCCGCCTTGATGTCGGTCAGTTTTCGGCCCTTGATGGATTTCTTCCATATCGAGAGCACCGGTATGGACGCGTGCGGACTCATTGTCATGCGTTCGACAGAGAGATCGCACCGCGCTTCGCCCACGTCCGGCTTATGCCAACCGGCGCGTTGTTTCTCGGCGAAGATGTCCTTTACCGGCACAGCCGCATTGCCCGGGCTTGATTGCTCGGACAATGCTTTGACTTCATCTAATGAGAATAGGCTCATACTTGATACGTTATGCGCGATATGGTGCCGCCACCGCCATTATCTACCCAAATGTAATAATTCTGTCCTGCATGCAGGTTAGCCGAGATGGAAACCTCTGCGGAGGCTGCATCGCCTGTTGCCAAATCATGCAACTCGCTATCGGCGATATGTCCTCGGCGTTCGTTAGAATTATTCGAATGGAAGGTAACAGTGAGGAGTGCATCCCATTCAGGCGTGAAGATGATACATCTGCGTACTCCGGCTGTACCTGCTCCGTTGAAGTGTGCGCCACCGGTATAGAGGTAATCTTTTCCATCGGTTGCTTTCGCACCGAGGATAGTTAGACCGTTATAATCGATGGCTGGCACCTCGTCAGGATCCTGGAGTGAGACTTGCTCCGCGAACGGAGCAAAGTCCCAAACAAGGTTAAGGACGTCAGTCGGGATCGTCGTTACCAGCGTCAATCGTGCCGTCCTCGGTTTCGATTGTACCTTCATAGAAGGGTGCCGGCACGACGTCGGTTGCTTCGGCGTTGATAGTGGTGGAGGTGGTACCGGTTGCACCTTGACCCAGATCCTGGGCAACGGTGGTTTTGGTATTCCACATATCAGAGCCGATGACACGGTACTTGCCTTTCATGTCCTCAATGATGAAGACGTTGTCGTTGTTGTTGAGGTATGCGGAAGCCGCAGAAGCCTCTTCGCCAACGGCGGGATGAACGGCTGTGAGCTTGTTGAGCTGGGTCTGAGACGGTACTTCACCTTGTGCCTCGGAGGTTACCTGCGACTTATCGGGAAGGATGTCGATGTACTTCCAAGTAGCGTCAGCTACGAGGACGAACGAACCTTGATAGACAGCAGCGGTGGGGCGACCTTGCGCATCCTTGGGAAGCGTAGGCCACTTGGCGATAAGCGACTTGGCGATGTAGTACAGACGGCGCTTGATGCCGGGAAGCTCCGGCGTGCCCTGACACCAAGACAGGGACTTTTGCAATGCTGAACAGTTGTTAGTAGGCATATCTGTAAGATTTAATGTTAAACGTGTTAGGGATTGGAACGGGACGCAGTGTCCGCAGGACGGTTACCCCTGCAAAGCCCGCCGCACTTTGCCCCGGAGTGCCTTGCGGCACAGCGGGACTATGTGCGAACACCCCACAGAACTTAGTCTGCCAATTCTACGACTTTGAGACGGCGCTTGTCAATCGACTCGAACTGTACACCAAAGAACATGGTGGCGATGTAGGAGAGGATAAACGGCTCGTACTCTTTGACGAGAACGTCCTCGGCATCGGACATCTGGTCGTAGCCGACGAGCATATTGGCCTTGGGACAGATGTGGATGAACTTGGAGTCAGCCTTGTTATACATGGGGATGATGTGCAGGCGGTTGTTCGACCCCTCGACGGTGAGCTGGTCGTACTTATCGTTATAGATAAGTCCGGCGTGCGAAGCCTGATAGGAATCGTTGTACTTGTCTGCGAAATCCTGCGAGCAGAACATGTACAAATCTTGAGCGCGCAAGCGCGGATCAAGGGAGTACAGGATCTCCTTGGCGATGTCGCAAGCGTTATCGCTTGTGATAGCCTGCGTGAGCTTGAGGTAGTTACCCTCACCGGCAGCAATCTTACCTGCGGTGATTTCTTTCTGCGTGATGGTGTCGAAGCCATCGAACAGATCAAGCGAGGTGTCACCTTGCGGGTTGCGCACTCCTTTCCAGATAGCATCGTTCAGGTGCTCGGAGAGGGAGATAGCAATCATACGCAGCACGTGAAGTGCGGTAGGCGCTTTCATCTGCCCGTCACCTTTGGATGCAGCCATCTGACCGAGAACGGTGGAGATAGCCGAGTTCGGCTCAAACTTGGCAACGACCGAACCCATGAAGGTTTCGAGCGTACGGAAGTTGAGATTCAGGTTGAAATCGGTAGAGCGCGACGGCTTATACGGACCGAACTGCGCCGTGCCGTTCATGGCTGCTACGGACTCCTTGTAACGGATACCCGGGCGGGCAGTCATGAATTTAAGCGTGTCCTTGATACCAATGATGGGCAACATCAACAGTTCCGGACGGTACTTGTGAGCGGCTTCCTGATAGGCAGCCAAATCAAATTGAAGTTTTCCTGGCATAGTTAGAATGGTTTAGGATTAATGACTTAGGTTAGACCAAATCGTAGAGTTTCTGCGCAGCGTTGAGACGAGCACAGAAATCATCCATCGGCGTTGACTCCTGCACCTTGCCGTCGTTGACCGGATGGGTGGTAGAATCGCCCGGCTGTTTGTTCAGCTCCTCGATTTGGGCTTTGAGGGTTTGGATCTCCTGATCCTTGGCTTGGATGGCCTCGTTGTGCGATGCCGTGAGCTGGGATTCTTTGTCAGCAGCCGCCTTGAGCGCTGCTTCGATTTGTCCCAATTGCTCCTCATTCATCTCGAACTTGCCATCTTTGAGTTCGGCAGCTGCCTCTGCCATCAGCAGAACGGCAGCCAATAATGGGAATTTCTTCATGGTTATAACTGGTTTGGGTTGGTTAGCATCGGCTTGGGCTTCCGGCTCTTTGCGCTTACCGGATTTGAAGAAATCCGTTAACGCGGCAAGCAACTTCTGGAACTGCGAACTGGCTTGCACCGGCACATTAGGAATGGGCATACCGACAGCGGCCATTGCAGACGCAACAGCATCGGTAAGGACGGGCGCTTCATCCTCATCATCGTTGGTGACGGCATCCACGAAGCCCCATGACTTGGCTTCCTCGGCATTGAGCCAGCCGCCGACCTTCATCAGATCGAGCAGTTCCTCTTTCTTCTTGCCGCAACGGTTGGCATAGAGAGAAGCGACATTCGCATCAATCTTCTCCAAATCCGTTTTGAGCTGAGACAGATCCTTGATTTGCTCGGCGAGTTGATCCGCATTGAGCGACGCCCACTGGAAGAACTCCGCAGAACATTTGTGAACGAGGTACATGGCGCTTGCGTCCATGGTAATCTCTTTGGCTCCCATGGAAGCGATAGTGGCCGCAGACGCATTCATCCCGACGAAGTGTACATGCACATCGCCGTGATTACGGAAAGCGGAAGCGATAGTTAAAGCGGTAGCGACAGAGCCACCGAGAGAATCAATGAGAACGTCGACCCGTTTACCTTTGTTGGCATCGAGGACGTTCTGCACGTGGCGGCTGTCGAAGTCATAACCTCCGACAAAGCCGCGCAGGTGGAGATGGTAGTTTTTCATAGCACGGTTTAGGTTTGTGCTGCAAAAGTACTACCATTCGCGCATATGCGAAAAGACCTATATTATCATGCGCATGAGCAGGGAATCATGGCTCTCGGGCCTTTATGTGAGATAGTATAGACTGTGGTGGATGACTCTCCATCCGGCATACCCATGCCCTGATTGGATTCAATGAAGGGCCAGGGTTGCTCTCTCTGCCCGATGAGATAACTGCGGTTATTGACATCGGTGACGATGAATGCCAAAGGAATATGCTCCGGAAGAGGTAGCAGGGATTCAAACGTGAGCTCGACGGACTCGTTAGAGGCTCCGTGCTCATTATTGCGCGTACAGGCGCAAGAAGATTCCCCGGTGAAGGGAATTTCTGTTTGCTGCTGCGTGACCCAGACGGGAGCACCCGAAAGAGCGTGCGCCTGAAGATCAGAAGCCAGCTCTTTGGCGTTGATATAGGACAGGCGTTTTATGCCCGGAAGTGAAAAATAATTTGCCATGGAGTAAATCGGAATAAGGTGGAACACATCGGAATAAATAGGAAACAATATCAAAAAAGTTCCCGATATTTATAGCGAATTTTTAACTTTTTTTGGATTTGACTGTTTTCCGGTAGGCATCCCGCCTGCGTTGATAGATTTTGAGCAAGGTGCGGAAGTTCGTGTCATCGTCCTCGATACAATGATCTTCCATCCACGCCTGGACGAGGAGGTCGATCCTCGTTTTGGGAGTGATACGCCTTGCCTCATGGATATCATCAAACAGTTCCACCTGAAAACGGTTCCGGATGGTATCGGCCAGATGCTCCAATCCGATACGGGGCACAAAGTTGTAGTATTCCACCGGCTTGTAGGGGAAGGATGGAATGACGATAGCAATCGTAGCGCCCTCCGGAACGGGGGCGGGCTTGTCAGACGGTTGCTTCTGAAGATGTGCCTGGATCACTCCGGACTCCTGCGAGTTGCGCACGGGTACGACGGGCGTCGGGAAGCGGTAAATCTCACGCGGGCATGTCTTATTGTCCCGGTTGTGTACTTGGTTGCATTCATGTGCATACCATTGCGCCAGATACGGCGGCAAGCATAGATAAATAAGGTACTGGTTCATACATAGTTAAAGTTTAGGTCCAAAAACGGCTGCAAAGGTACAAAAAAAATCCGAATTGCGCAAGAATAATTACATAAATTCGCGCAAAAGAGTGCAAAATTTCAGTAATTATAATTACTTTCTGCGAATATGGGAGTAAAAAACAGCCGCCGACTCTCCCGAGCAGGCGGTCTGAAAAAAATTGATTATGACAAACAAAACAAAATTATCCCGCGTCCTTTTGACGAAGACAGTGCAAAAGTACTACATTATCCGGAGTCAGGAAAAGACCTGCAGCAGGATCCGCAGGCCTTAGTCCATGAGAAAAGCGGGTTGCCCCGCCTTGCTCAATTCCGGAAGATATGCCCATCGACCTCCGTGTAATCGCCTGCCGTATCGAGGTTGCGCCATACTGCGGTGTAATCTATGCAGCATTGCAGCCACGCGGGGAGGTTCTTGAAATAGCCGCATTCCTCGCAAAGGTGCTCCGCAAAATCTTCGGGGCTTTCGTAGCTGCCCTCGTAGCGCTCGTGAAAATCATCGAGCGTGCCATCATCCCAATACGTGAGGTACGCCTCGTAAGCCTCGCGCTGAAGCTCGCCCAATGCGGCATACTCTTTGATTTTATCGAAAGTGGCTTCGCCCATGCAGCCCTCGCAATACCACTGCTCGGGGTAGTGCTCGTAATCTTGGAACATGAGTTCCGGCTCTGACTCGTTGGCGTGCAAGCGGTAGCAAAACTCCATAAAATCGTGGTAGTTCTCAAAGGTGGACAAATCAATCCACATGCCATAAAGACTGCCGTTGTTGTACTTGGCATAGGTGCCACAATAAACTGCCGGATTGCTGTTCTCATAGTGTGCAGCGTGTTCGCGGATTTCGTTCTTCGTTAATGGTTCTCTGTAGTTCATAATGCTAAAATTTTAGATTGTTAATACTATAGTAAATTAGTGCCACACTTGGCTTGTGTACTCAAAATCTTCGTACTCCTCGTAAATATCTCCGAAATCGCTTTCTTCATTTGCGGTAATGCTGGAGCGGTGAGCAACCTTTACAAAACTTTGATTGTTGCTTGAGAGGCTTTCGAAACCGATACCCGGAGCGTCGTCCCGATGAAACGGGAAGAGCGGCCTCCGCCAAGAAGGGATTGTTTTAGAATTTAACCTATAAGGAGTTCTATGTCCTTGCAGCAGTGAGGGCTGCCGCGGACTCGCGCGGCGCACTTACTCCGATGACTGTCCCCCGGACACTCCTCGGTGCGCCTGTTTCGCTTCATGTATAAAGCAGTTAGCGTTTGATATAACCTTTACGGTGCTTTACAAGTGTTCCGTGGGAGTGTTTGCAAGGTTTTCGAAACAAAATACTACCATAGGGGCGAGAACTGTTCGAAGAATAGTCTTGCCCCGGAATAATGGTGGAGATTTTTTTAGCGCCCAAAGTAGCGCCGAAACGTGCCCTGACCTTTCTAACTAACGGAGCGGTAACTAACTTTGCACCGGAAAGGATGTATCGAATAAACGCGGATCTGCTGCGTACAAATGTATTCGTTAAAAACAACAAGCATAGGCAGAGCAGACAATTTCTGTATCGGAGGCGAAAATCAAGCCCTCAAGTGACGAGCAAAGAAACTTGGGAGGAAGAGACTGCCATCACGATTGGGTGGCGGGAATACTCGTATTGTGAGGCGTAGTTGCGCCGGTACTTGGCAGGCGGGAAAACGGCGAGTCAGAACTGAATACTTGGAGGTCTGCCGCCATTTTTGCGCCGGTATTAGCATAAATGTTTATCATCTATGCCAATACGCCTTCTACAGGCGCAGCGCCTGCATAACGGGCGTGCCGGGAAGGAGCGGAGACGGAACAGCCGGGCGGAGACTCGGCATGTTGAGGATGCCAGAACTGAATACTTGGAGGTCTGCCCGAAAACGCGTTGAGCCGTAGCCCAGCCGTGGAGGTGTAGCGACTGTGCGCGGGAGAGTGATAGCAGCCTGTGCTGCAGCAGGCATGGGAGGAGAGCGCTCGTATTGCAAGAGGCGTATAGTTGCGCCGGTACTGGGTAGGTTAAGAATTGCGGTCAGAACTGAACACTTGGAAGTCTGCCGCCATTCTCAACCGGTTCCGTGCCTGGTGTTCAGGCAAAGAAAACCCAACTACTGGGGCAAATGCCTGCATAATGGGCGCGGAAGAGGGAGAGAAGGATGGAACAGCAAAGTGGAGGGAGTGACCAAGTCGAACGGTCAGAACTGAACACTTGGAGGTCTGACCGCGAGACTTAACGACCAAAGCCTTGCCGTGGAGAACGAACGACCGGAGGGAGGATAGCCTGCAGCAGCTTTATGGGGTTGTCAAGCCGGACGCTCGCAGGGTGTATGTGCAGCCGGTACAGCAAAGGGCTGTAGTCACCCACCGGAGGTAGTTGCAGCCACCGGCAGGTAGAGTGAAGTGCGCAGCTGCTTGGTCAGGGCGAACAAACGTGACAGAAAGTGGTAGACCGTAGGTAAGTATAAAAGAAAAACCGCCGACTCGTCACGAGCCAGCGGTCGCATGAAGTTACTTTAGCTATGGTAAGATTTCTCTTCCTCTCATATCATACTTCCGACCGTCTCTAATCACATAAACATGACCATCCTCTACAACCTTTAAGAATTTCACTTCATTGGCTTGTATTGGAGTCAACTCTGCCGCTACACTCTTATTCACCTTGTACACATCATTCTGTGTGTATTTGATGGTCTTCCAACCATAGTCGGGAATAAGTTCGTCGCGCTGCAAGTTCTTGGATATCCAAAGGCGATACTCGCCGTTATACATATGCAGGGCGGTCGAGAATGTGAAACTGTTCGCCCTTCCGAAGTCATACAAAAGTGTGCCATCTTCGCGGTACAGACGCAGAAGATATTTATTGTTGTAAGTCGGCGCACTCTGGTCTATGTACAATACCAACATCTCATAGGTGTTGCTATCGTCATCGAAAGTACATTTAGATAACTGCACAGATATCATAGCTATCAAATGACCACCGGGAATATGGAATTGCTTCATAGATTGGAAAGAATAATCCTCGTTGTAGGTAGTAATTGTAAATGTACTATCTTCATAGCTAAGTAATTCGGAATAGTAGGCATTTCCATATAACTCGTCCACATTATCCTCATACATCAAACTTTCCTTAGTTTGCCGGTTGATAGAGTTATAAAAGAATCCTGTACCTTCATATGAATGCTGAAGGGTTAAAACTTGTGCGTCTGTCAGAACAGCGCACGATACCAATAAAAGAACTAAAAATTTCCTCATAGTGTTTCTATCTAATTGTTATCAATTTTAATTATCTGAATAGCTTTTTCTTTACGGATAGAACGCTCTTCCGTATTGATACGCTCCATAGCCTTCACATAGTAGTCTGATGGACTGGTACAAATCTTATAGTATTCATCCACACTAATAATATGCCTGTCTCTGGCATCGATTAACTTATAATAATTCCAATGAGGCATAGAGCCAAAAGGAAGGCATATCATCACTTCTTTGCAGAACAGATCCACCAAATCTGCAATATACAATTGTGTCATCAAGTTTGCGTACCCAAATGAGCTTTCAGCAATCCCAACGCCCGCCCGCAGGAATTTAATATACCTTCGAAAGGCAGCATATATCGGTTCTAAATAACCCGGTTCGGGTGTTTTGTTATCAATATATCCCATGACATGCCTTTTCAAATCAAATCCACGTTCAACGGCATAACGCAAGTCCGAAACCTTAACGTATGTCTCAAGTCGGTCTTCAAAATCAGTTTCCCACAAGTCCAACTCATAATAGAACTTGTCACTTGGGCGGAAAAAGTAGTTGCTTCCTTCCGGAAGGTATGGGGCAACTGCTACACAAAGTGGTTCCATACACGTAGTAATTTTGCGATAAATAAAGTTACAGCGTGACTCTTTTCGAATCACGCTGCAAAATTACTACATTATGCTTTCACAAGATGAAAGTAAGAAAATTATTTTACATTTCCGTCAACTCTCATTACTGTATCTCCAGAATAAGTAACGGAAGCGTTACCAACACGGACAACCTTTTTCCCGTTATACTGTAGTCTTGTTCGACCTATCTGGACTATATTGGTGCTCATATAAGTTATACCTATTGTGCCAATTCTAACCAATAACAGGCCGTTATACTGTAGATAGTTTCGACCGATCCTATTAACGCGGTCGCTAACATACCCGATTTCAGTATTTCCAACTCGGACAATTTTATTGCCTGCTCGCATCTGTTGTGAGCTGCCTGCCGGATTCACATTGAAACTGTAACGTGGGGCGGTAATCTCAAACTCGTTCCCTTTCTCGTCGTAGATAACGAACGTAACACCCGGTGATGATGGGTCTAATGAAGCCATGCACTTTAGCCATGGTTCTTCATACCAAATAAGTTTACTAACTGCCATAGTTATATATTATTTGTTGATTTTATCGAAAGGTGTAGGATATTTCTTCAGCAAAGCTCGCATAGTACATACAACCCGTTCATATACCATCCAATTCTTTTTTCCTCTTTTAGTCGGATGGTATGATTTTATCACAGCAACCTTCTCCTCTGGATAATAGAAAATACTGCATGGCTTCACGCCTTTATACTCTACTGAATCATTGAGAATACGTTCACATTTCTTACCTTTAAGATAAGTATCTGTTATAAACTTAAATTGAGAATCTTTTGCGTCACAACAAACTATAATATTTGGCTTAAGAATATTAAGTTCCGTCTGCAATGGCAAATTATCACGACTTAAGGCTTCCTTCATTGCACCATCTGAAACAGTCTCAACTCCTGCATTTTTTTTAGTTTCCACAAGAGCAACAGGTGCTTTATTCCATGTTTCTCGAACTTCTTTCATTTTTGAATTATTCACCTCCTCAAATCCCAAGAGGTTGTCTAAGGATACATTTAATAATCCGTAAAGCATACGTGCAATATTCGGTAAAAAGCAAGTTCGACCTACTTTATCCCCTTTCAGCTCGCGATTACATTTGCCAATCGGTTTTTCAGTCGTCAACCATGTGCGAACATCATCACAAGAATCGTCACTTTTGTCTTTTAGCAAAAATACTACACGGCGTGTGGCATTTTCCCATAAACCATTCACGTCATCTCCTGACGGTCTAAGCATCAGTCCATCACGGCAGAATTTTTGTTTGAGTTCTTTTGGGAGATTTTCCTCCCACCCATCAAATAACTCATCTAGTTGTTGATTAATTGTCTTTTCCATATTACTAATTATTTAGAGGGTCAAACATATCCAACTGACGGCTTGCGTGCCATTCTTCGACACGTACCTGCCGCTCATTTTCGTGCGCTTCACACCAACGGGCATAGAATTGTTTATAACACCAGTAGCCTTTGCGGAGGTCTGTATCTATCTTATCCAAGGCGCGACGAACCGACAGCAAGTCCTTGCTCAATGAGCGTAGCTCTTTTTCGTTCGGGTCGCTCGTCTGATAGTTTTCCATACGCTGCAAAATATCTGCAACTTTGTTTTCGATAGTTGCTTCCATTAGTCTTGATATTTTGAAAGTTGATACTCTAAATCTTTTCGGAAATCATTCCGAAGCCATTTGGGTTTTAGAACCTCTAAAACAGATCCATGCTTCCGAAGTTCTTGGGTAAACTCAAACGTAGGTACTACATTAAAACGGAAAATGGAGTACTGTTCCTGACGCTCAATTTCCTCCTGCGAAGGATGGAGCGGTAGTGTACGCAAGAAGTTGGCTTGGAAAGCCTCAATTTTTATCTCCACAACCTGCGGCTTGTCCTCCATGCCGCTAACTCCATACGTGTCGCGGAAGTAATACTCCGCGTCAAAGTCTTTAGGCATCGTGTAATGCTCATCCGTAGGCTCCAATGCCTTGACGCGATCCAGTGAATAGATGAGCGTTCTCTGCTTGCCCGGCGAGTACGCCAACACATACCACCGCTGTTTGAACATCTTCAGGCAGTAAGGTGCCACATTATAAGTCATTGGAGCAGGTTTTGTGAAGCTCTGATAGGTCATCTTCAGCAAGCAATGATCCCGCATGGCTTCTACGACAGTAGATAGGAATTTCTCTCCAGATGGCACAGGCTCATAAAGAATTTGGCTTCTCAGTTCCTTACAATCTTTGAGCAAGCTATTGACTGCAAAAAGATTGAGCATGCGATTGCGCCAATCGTCATCATGGAGGCTGCTGCCGTCCTCGATGTAGTACTCGCCATAAGTATTGCATTTGATAGTTACATCAAAAAGCAATTGTATATTGTTGCGCCAGCGGTGGAAGGTGCACTCTGGGATGGAGTCCGTCTTGTAATCATTCACGGACGCACGTGCCCACTTATCGTCTATCGCAGCGCGTGAAATCGGTCCGCGTGCGATGGTGTTAACAAGCCATATGTAGCAGTTGAAGAGATACGATGTGGAGGATTTGTTCATTGTGCGATCAAATTTCGAGATTTTAAAACACTATCCAAATAGGTAAAGACGGACAAGAAATTGCTGTAACTCTTTCCGGTAAAACCGTTCTGAAAGAAATGACGTGAATCGTACCAATCACGGATAACCGGAGAAAGTTCATTTACGTCTTTAGGAGGATATTGGGCATTCTTACTTATACGTCTACCATTTACCATCCGTGTATTTATTTGGAAGATAGGAACTATCTTGGCATCGCCCTTTATAGTTTTGATATTTTCTCTTTCTGTTTCATAAATAGATTTGAACATAACAATGATATCCGGTTGCAGAAGTTCCAAATCTCGCTTGACATAAGGCATACTACAATCTAACTTTGCTTTATCTTTTGCATAGTCTTTATCCGTCTTATCAGAAAACTTGCCAAAGTTAGCAAAAGCAATAGATTCCACAAACTCCTTTGGTGTAGTGGGCATATCCAATCCTAATTGTTCGCAGATATAGCGTAATACAATCAGCAAACAACCATCTTCAATAGGCCTTATGTGAACCATCGGAAAAAATTCTCTTTCCACATTGTCTTTGTACCACCTATGGCGATTAATTGCCAATCCATCATCGTCAATGTGTCCATTATACTTTATGTTTCTATCAACAAGTTTTTCCACACTTGCATATAGAAGGATCTTCGTCTTTTGCGTGTGATAGTCTTTTCCTACAAATGGAATAGTAGGGCTGACGAGTTCATTTGGATTTTTCAGTTTTGTCTGCGTCCAGGATAAAACACCAGCAGCCGATTGTTCGGCAAAGATTTGTCGATATGACTCTTTCAATTGGTCAACCAAGATTTTATGTTCCATAGTTTTATGATTTGTAGTATTGTTTTTTCAATAGATAAATGCGTATCCTTTCGACAAAGGCATCCCAGCGTAGTCGGAGGGTAGATGCTTGATCGATATTAGTTCTCTCCAGCCCCTCTTTCTCAACGGCATACGAATAGGCAACAGCTGCGTACACACGTTCGTCTGACCATCGTGGGTACTCCTGTTTATAAGCGTAATAGCGCTTGTTCAACCTTTGCCCTATGGCATTATATTCTTTAGCCTTTTCCGAAGGTACTTTTTGCGCAAAAGCCTCCTTGCCTATAGTCACTCTTGAAATGACTCTCGAAGGCTTTTTCGCTGTGTGCAAGTCCAATGCTGACGCAATAATATCGCTAACCTTATCAGCCATTCTATTATACAACCCTTGAAACTGCAAAGTACGTGGAACCATTGAGATACGATAGGCAGCAGGCATCTCAGGATCATCGAAAACTATTTTAGTTAAAAAGCTACCCAGTTCCTCATCGGGAGTGGCTTCAAAATCTCCAGCAACTGCACGGATTCGTCCTTCGTAAGAATCTTGAGCAATGAAAATAATGATATCCGGACGAAGGATCTTCAACTCCTCTTTCCATACGGGAAAGTGCTCCAGCGTCCGTTGGAAGATGAAATCATCGCAGCCTTTATCCCAGCGCTTGCCAATTTTGACGATGTTCTGCGCAACGTATCCCACTTCCGGAAAACGCTTCATAATGTTCCATTGGAAGTTCCAATAAGGGGAGTTCTTGCCCGGTCTTTGTTTGCGATTGCTTTCCCAGTTATGATTGACAAAGCCGTGATACTCCTCCATAAAAGTAGGGGGAGTAACGTCGTAAGGTTCGCGAAACTCGCCGCCCCAATACTCGGCTTCCATACCGCAGAACATGACGCGCTTGGGTGCGTTCTGATAATGTTGAGTAACTTGCAGCAAAAACGGATAAGCAGAAGGATGATTCTTTTCGTCTGCCCTGAATACGTTCTGCATCATGTCATTCCAATACTTGGAATACAATTGTAATAACAGTTCGTTCATAGTGCAATTTTCGTTTTGACGCTGCAAAAGTACTACATATTCCTTTCACAAAATGAAAGCAAGTGCAAAATTATGCAAAAAAAATGATATACGCAAGTTTTTCCGCAAGGAAATTAAAATTAAATGAATTTTGAAAGCGAAAAACAAAAAATGAAATGAAAAAGCAAGCCAAAATAAAAAATGAATAGGTGCAGGTTTTTAATGCCTGCACCTGTCCAATTACGTTGGACAAAAAACCTCCCAAGTTTTGAAGCTTGGGAGGCCCGGTAACTGCAAGTGCCTGTTTGGAATTATCGTTGGTAGGCTTTACCGGATGGTATATGCAACCGTGTAGCCGTAGCCTTGGCACACTTGGTTGCCTCGTATGGTGTAGGCTACATTATAGCCGTAGCCATTACAAACTTTGTCATCGCGTATGGTGTAAGCGACGCTGTAACCATAGCCGTCGCATATCTGTTTGCCGCGTATGGTATAGGCTACGCTGTAGCCGTAGCCGTTGCATACCTTATCGCCGCGCACAGTATAAACGACTTCATAGCCATAGCCCCTGCAAATCTTCTTGGTGTTTGCAGTACTGCCGCCCGGACTGACGTCGGCATGTTCGCAGGCGCAGAACAGTATGGCTATGAGTATGTAAAGGAGTTTCTTCATTTCTTAATGCACCATTGCCGCGATGTATATATAATGATCAAGGACAAAACTGGGCGGGTATCCATGCTCCACATTGTGGATGATTTCACTGTCTTTTATATGCGAGAACACCTCACGTTTCTCTTCCTCCGTGAACGGTAGTCCATACCTGCAATCGTCGAGACCTTTTGATAAAGCCTCCCAGTACTCTTGACGGTGCTTTGCTAATTCTTCCGGACTCATTTTGCTTGCTTTTTATTGTTCAACCAATTGACTAAATTCTCACGGAGATGCTTGATATATTCCTCAATTATCTGTTCATGAGAAGCACCAGTATAGTCACAAGATACAAGCAGATACTCCGTGGCAAAATCTGCCACAATTTCAGCCCCTTGTTTGGGCGACAAATTAAGCTCCTTGCCTTTAGCCGACAGGGTATCAAGGAGTGCGTTCTTTACAGCTTTCTTTATCAAAGCATCATTTTCCATACAACTTCTTTGAAATTTTCTGCAAAGATACAAAAAAAGTGTCCAATTACTTTGGACAGATTTCAAAAAAATGCAAAAAAAGTGAATTTTTTCACGAAATTCGCGATTTTTGGCGAAAATCGGCGTGAAAAAAGGCGTTTTTTGCGTCGCGTTAGGGATTGAAATGGGCAAACTTGGTACACAACGTGTGCGAAACCCCTGCAAAGCCCGACCGACATAGCTCTGGAGAGGATGATCTGCAGAACTATGGAGGAACGCCCAAATGAAAACAGTCGGACAAAATACCAAGGTGCAAGTCGCGCCAAAGACCAAGCTGCCGGTGGTGCCGAAGATACGCCCGCCCGTCGGGAAAAAGCCCGCCGAAGCGAGCCTTCCTCAACCGATAGGACCGAGGACGCGCTTGTGCTTGCCCTGCGCGCGCTGCGCCAACTCGGTAAACGCCATAGCGTTAATGCCGTACACTTTCCAGTACTGCTCGTTCTCGCCTGCGAGATACGTGGCAGAATGACCGGAAACGTACTCAAAATGCTGCATGATAGCTTGGGCTGAAGACATGAGCGATTCCAACTGCTCATCGGTACAGCGACAAAGGATTTGTTCAAGAGTAATCAT